AGTTAAAACTTTTCTTGTAAGTAAGATGAATCAAATAAAATCTATTGGTACATTTTTACAAAAAGGTAATGGGTTTGTAGTAACAAATCCTGAAGGTTATGTTGCTGTAGATAGAATGGGCAATGCAGTAAAATTAGTAGATAGACTAGAGTTTAGTACCGCAAACTTTACTTTGGCAAAGAACTGGATTAAAGGATGAAAAGTTTTAGAGATTTTATATTTGAAAAATTAGGTCGTACAAGAATTATTATATTAGGTGGACCTGGTTCAGGTAAAACAACTTATACTGAATATCTAATTAAACACTTTGATATTACACATATCTATCCAGGTGGCATGTTAAGAAAAGAAATAGAAAAAGGTAGTGAGATAGGAAAGATTGCAAAAAGTATTGTTGATAGAGGTGAGTTTGTTCCTAATGAAATAGTATTAGATTTAATTAAAAACAAAGTAGAACAATCGCCTAAAGGTTATGTACTAGATGGTTGGCCTAGATATATGCAACAAGTTGAAGACATGGAAAAGAATGAAATAGGTTATGACTATTCAGTATTTTTAGATGTAAGTACCGAAGAAGTAATGAGAAGATTACTTGCAAGAGGTAGAGCAGATGATACGGAAGAGATCATAGGTAATAGAATAGAATTGTACAAAAAAGAAACAGGTCCTGTAATAGAATATTTAAGAAAGAAACCAGGATTTTTAGAAATAAAAGCAGAGGGTGGTACACCTGAAGATACTGCTAACGAAATTATAAGAAGAATAGAAAATGAAAGTAAATAGTTTTATACAACACTTATCTGAAGGACTTTACGATCCAGGTATATTCAAAGCCTTTTTTCTTGCAGGTGGTCCTGGGTCAGGTAAAACGTTTGTTACATCTAGTGCCTTTGCAGGTAGTGGTTTAAAATTAGTTAATTCAGATGTTGCATTTGAAAGAGGATTAAAAAAGGCAAACTTATCTTTAAGTATGCCAGATGAAGAAACATATTTTAGAAACATAATAAGACAAAGAGCAAAGACATTAACTATCACACAATTAGATAAATATGTAGATGGAAGACTTGGTTTAGTTATTGATAGTACTGGTAGAGATTATGATATGATTGCCAGACATCATAACATGCTACAACAAATGGGTTACGATTGTTACATGGTATTTGTGAATACAAGTTTAGAAGTTGCATTGGCAAGAAATGCTAGACGTGAAAGAACTATACCAGAATACATAACAACAAATAGTTGGAATGGTGTTCAAAGTAATATAGGTAAGTTTCAAAGACTATTTGGTATGAGGAATTTTATTGTAGTTGATAACAACAAGTCAGATTTAGAATTGACAACGCTTACAATGAATAGAGTAAGTAAAGTAGTAAGAAAATTTATTACATCGCCTGTATCAAACTATAGAGCGAAACAATGGATGAAAAAGGAATTAGAGGCTCGTAAAAGATGAGATTTAAAAAGTTTAACGATATAGAAAATATTAGGCACGCTAAGGTAGAAGAAAAGCCTATTAAAAACTATACAGGTAATATAAACGAGATAGATTGTCCTACGCCTAGTAAGAACACATCAGCTGCAACTAAAAAAGAAATGATTGAAATGCAAGGTATGTTCAAACAAAGAAATAAAGCGATTGAACAATCAGTAAAAAACCACGATCCTAAATCACAATACGCTATAGAAAAATATTTAAAAGATAATAATTTAGAGTTAAACAAAAACGATACAGATAAGATTGCTGAAACAGGCGCTGCTATTGCTAAAAAACTAAAGAATAAGTTTGAAAGAGCAAGACCATATCAAGTTGCAGAAGCTACAGGCATGACGTTTAATATAATGCCTTTAGAGTCTGATAGTATGAAGACGCCAGCATACCCTAGTGGTCACTCTTTACAAAGTAGATTGATTGGTGAATACTATGCAGAAAAATATCCTGATCATAGAGAAGGCTTGATTGACGCTGCTGATGAATGTGGTATGGGTAGAGTATATGCAGGTTGGCATTATCCTTCAGATCACAACGCAAGTGTTAAATTAGCAAAAGAAGTTTATCCTAAAATTAATTTAAATAGAAAGTCTTTAAAAGAAAGTATAATTGATATACCTAGAAAGACATATGCAAGAGGAGTATTTGATAAAGCAGATACACCTAATCCAGTATTAAAACCATCTGTTAAGAAAATGGCATTAGATGGTATAAAGACATTTGAAAAATTTGGTAAAGTAGTTAAATATACACTAATCGGTAGTATATTAACAAAACAATATAGGGCTGACGCAGACCTTGACATTAATATCTTATTTGATATACCTGGTTCAAAAGCAGAACAAGAAAAGGTACATGATGAGATTAGAGAATATCAAGCAGAAATAAATGGTAAGAATATACCAGGCACAGAGCATCCTATCAACTACTTTTCCATCATAGATCCTGTAACATTTAATAAGGCAAGGGACATGGCTGATGGTACTTTTGATATAGACACTAACAAGTGGATCAAAAAACCAGAACCTGGCACCTTTGAACCTGAAAAATACGTTACGGATTTTCAGAAGCGTGTTTCTGAAATAGATGTTGTTAAAGGTGAATTAGTACGAGATATGATTGATTATGAGGAACTAAAAGATTTAACAAACGCAGATATAGAAAACTTATCTGGATTAGTTTCTAAAAAGTTAGCTGAGATTAAAGATTCTATTAACACTCTAATTGATATTGGTGACAAGACTATTGCAGACCGAAAGGATGCTTTTAGTATAGATATGTCACCAGACGAAATCAGAAAGTTTGGTGTTAAAAACCGACTTCCGAAGAATGTGATTTATAAAATGTTAGAAAAGTATCATTATCTCAAATTTTTCAAAAAGTTGAAAGAGATTATGGAAGATGGTAAAATATCGCCAGACGAACTGAAATCATTATCAAAAATAAAAGAGGCCAAAGGTAGATCAATAGCATTTACCTTTGGCCGTTTTAACCCACCTACAATAGGACACGAAAAACTTATTAACAAAGTGGTACAACAAAGAACAGATGACTACAGAATTTATTTAAGTAAATCTGAAGACACATCTAAAAACCCATTGAATGCTAGAGTTAAATTAGCAACAATGAAACAAATGTTTCCTAGACATGCTAGAAGCATAATGTTAAACCCTTCAAATATGATATTAGATATTGCTACTGAACTATACAAAAAAGGTTATTCTAATGTTACGTTTGTTGCAGGTTCAGATAGAGTAAGAGAATTTGATACTATCTTAAAAAAATACAACGGCGTTAAGAGCCGTCATGGTCTATATGACTTTGATAGTATAAATGTTGCAAGTGCTGGTGAAAGAGATCCAGACGCTGATGGTGCAACAGGTATGAGTGCTAGTAAAATGAGAGCAGCCGCAAAAGATAAAGACTTCAATACATTTAAAAAAGGTCTACCGTCTGGCTTTGCTAACTCAAAAAACGCACAAGATTTATTTAGAAATGTAAGAAAAGGAATGATGTTAGCAGCTTCGTATGAAGTGGGCGAACTAAAATTTAAACCATTTGTAACTGCCTCTACGTTAGAGGAGTTAAACAAGATGACATTAAGGGACAAATATATTTCAGAGCATTTGTATGATGTAGGAGATATAGTTGATGACGTTGAAACAAACGTTACTGGTGTTATCATAAGAAGAGGTACAAACTATGTTACCTTGGAAGACGAGGATATGAAACTACACAAATGTTGGTTATATAATATTATGGAAACTCCTGTCTATCCAGTAAAATTAGAGGAAAGATCAATGAAGTTAAAAGAGAAAAGAAAAAATCAGTACGATAAAGAAACAGATCAACCTAAAAAATATGTTGCAGGACTATCTGATAAAGATAAGAAAGCACACGATAAACATTTAGACAAACAAGGTAAGAAATCAGATAGTGATAAGTCTGCCTACGTACAATCTCCTGCTGATAAGAAAGCAAAAACTAAAACAAGTAAACATACAAAACGTTTCAAACAAATGTATGGCGAGTTAAAGACAAAGAATGAAAGAGAACCTCAACATAGAGGTAACGAATTTAATGACACAGGAATGCCAGAGTCTTACGATATAGGACATGACTATGCGAAATATACATCTTCAATAACTCCAGGGGAAAAACACTACAAACAAACTTTTCAAGGTACTTCATATACTCCAAGCAAACATAGTGATAATTTAATCAATATCAACGCTGAAAAGGATAAGGAAATGAATAAGAAAGTTGAATTAAAAGATATAGAAGAATGGGCAACTAAAGAAGAAACTATTAATAAATATAAGGAAAGATATGGAGAAGAATGGCAATCTAAAATTGAAGAAACATATAACAAGATGTTCAATAAAGTGATTGACACAAATACAAATATGCAAGAAGGCAGAATGAAAGACATCGCTATAGACCTTATGAGTAAAGAAAAAGGTGGACTAGACGCAGAGGAATTTGAAAGAAAATACAGAAAATCTAAAGCAGAGATGAGAAAAGAATTAGGCGCTTCTGAAGGTTTTAAAATGTCATTTAAAGAATTTGCTGAGGATGTAAATGAGTGGGGAGTATTACCATCTACAATTACTGAAGCACAATACCAAGGCAAAACGGTCACACTTAATAAACCTGTAAGAGGTGGCACAAAGAAATTTTATGTTTATGTAAAGAATGAAAAAGGTAACATAATAAAATTAGGGTTCGGTGATCCCAATATGGAGATCAAAGCAGATAATCCTGCAAGACGAAGAAGCTTTAGAGCAAGACATAATTGCGATAATCCAGGACCTAAATGGAAAGCAAGATATTGGAGTTGTAAAAAATGGTAACAAGATATAGACAAACATGGCACTTGAACGAATTTACACTTGTTCATGTTGCAAGATGGAAAGGCAAAGATGGCAAAAGATATGCGTCACCTTTTAAAACAAAAGACTCTGCTGATAAGAAAGCAAAAGAATTAAGATCACAAGGTAATAGTGAAGTATCTGTAACACAAGATACATTAAAAGGTAACATCAAGTTTAAATCTGATAACAGTCCTGATATAAAAGGAATGCAGAAAGAAGATGTAGCAATTAATATGCTTGAGGCAATGAGTCCTGAACAAATCAAAAAATTAAAAGATAGTTGGGCAGAGATAAAATTAATGTCACCTGAAAAAGTAAAAACTTTAAAGAACTTTTTAGACAAATATTCTACAGATACATTAATGCAACTTGCACAATCGGGTATAAACTTTGTATCTAATATGGCAAGAAGTGTTGCAATGAAAAGAAAAACAGGTGATATGAAACATGCTGGTTCTATGAAAGAAGAAACAACTGATAGCGAAAGAATGGCTAAAATGAGAACTAGTCAAATGGCACTACAAACTAAATTAAGAGATTTAGATGTAGGCGACGCTAAAGATAAAACTAAAATCGCAATAGCTAAAAACGACTTGGAGAATATACAGATGAAGATGGACACACTAAAGAATAAGACACAAAAAGAAGAAGTACATCCTGCGAAAGCATTATTAGAGGCTATTGCAGCTGTAAAAAATAAAGCAGAAAAAACAGGCATGTCATATGCAATACTTAAACAAGTATATAATAGAGGAATGGCTGCATGGAAAGGTGGTCACAGACCAGGAACTACACCACAACAATGGGCAATGGCTAGAGTAAATAGTTTTGTTACAAAATCAAGTGGTACGTGGGGCGGTGCTGATAAAGACCTTGCAAAAAAAGTAAGAGGGAGTAAAAAATAATGAACAAAAAATACTTTGATACAAAGAAAGGTAGTATAGAAGAAAAAATTAATACTATTGCTACTAAACAAACTTCTATCTCAAAACCACAATCAGACATTAAATTATCTGTAGAGAAGAAATACTTTGAAACTAAATCAGGATCACTAGAAGACCTTGCAAGTAAACTTGTAAGTGAAAGTTTTATAAAAGAAAACACTTATGCTTTTGATTACAATTTTGAATTATATATGCCATCAACTTCACAAAGAGGTGATGGTGACGCTATTAAAGAGTACGAGGGCACAATAAAAGCAAGTGGTAAAGACGCTGCTGAGGCAAAACCTAAGGCAGAAAAAGAACTACAAAGAAGAATTGACGCTGCTGAAAAAGCAACTAGAGGTACTTTAGAAGGTGAAAATTTAGGATCAGGAAGAGCTGTAAGTGAAGGAATGGATCCAGTTAACAAAGACGCAGTTAAGAAAAAGTTTGACGATAGAAAAGATAAAGACATTGACAACGATGGCGATACAGATTCTACAGACAAGTATCTTCACAAAAGAAGAGCTGCAATATCTAAAGCAACTGAAGCAGTTAGTCCTGCTCAACAAGCTGCAATTGCAATTTCTAAAAAAGAACGTGGTGAGAAACCAAAGAATGAAGCTGTAACACAAGACGATCATGGTGAGAAAATTAACCAAGATAAAAAAGACGCTGCAATGAAGAAGACAGATCAAAAGAAAGATTTTAAATCTTTAAGAGCAGAAACAAAGATTATCAAACTAGGCGACAAAGGTAAAACTGATACTGGCAAAGACGCTGCCGTAATAGACGTTGAACCATCAGCAAAACCTATCTAAATGCGACATTTTGTCAATTGACAAAAGCACTATTATATGATAGTATAATAGTATAAAGAAAACACTATGACTAAACCTATCATATATTGCGATATGGACGGAGTACTTGCAGACTTTAAAACTGGTGCTCAAAAAACTACAGGTATGTCAATCAACAAGTGGATGAATATACCATCATCTAAAGAAAAGTGGGGATTGATCAAGGCAAAAAAAGACTTCTGGTCAACACTACCTTGGATGCCTGGTGGCAGACAACTCTGGTCTTACATATCTAAATTTGATCCACATATACTATCAGCATACGTAGAAGAGTCATTTGATCCTAATTGTATACCTGGTAAGACTGCCTGGTTAAGAAAAAATGCAGGCATATCTAATCGTTCAAAGGTTAATCTAGTACGAAGAAAAGAGAAGAAACTCTTTGCTAAAAGAGGTAAACCATCTATTCTCATTGATGATTATGAGAAGAATATAAGAGAGTTTGTCAATGCAGGTGGTACTGGCATACATCACACAAACACATCAAAAACAATCGCACAACTTAAAAGACTAGGCTTCTAATCTTATAAATAGTATTAGTTATATAACAATAATTAATTAATTATTTAAAGAACAGGACAGACTTTGTCCTGAATAGGAGAAACAAATATGAGCTCATGGAATATGAATGACGGTTCTGCGTTGACAGGTACTATGACGTTCACTAATGGGAATGCTTCTGTTACTGGTTCTGGGACAAACTTTGATCCTCAAGTACAAATCGGTGACGTTATCATTTCTGCTGGTGGAGTTAAAAGTAGAGTAAAAGCTGTTGCGTCTGATACTGCACTCACACTAACTGAAAATTTTAGTGGTTCAACAGAATCTGGTGTTGCGGCTACAGTCACAAGACCACCAATTAATTTTCAATCATCAAACCCTCACATAGATTCAGAGGTTTTAGGTATCACTGCTGGTGAAGCAGTAGCTGCCGTTGATAATATCACATCACTACAAACTGGTAGTGTAACACTAGGAACAGTAACATCTATCGGTGGTAACACTTATAGAGGTTCTGCACCAACAGTAACAATTCCAGCACCAACAGTAAGAACTATTGCAACAGCAAAAGTTACTACTGGAACTAACTCTATTGAGATCACTGGTCACAATATGAGAACTGGAACTGAAGTTAAATACCAAGACGGTAGTGGTACTGCTCTTGCTGGTTTAGCTGACAACACATCTTACTTTGTAATTAGATCGGATGCAAACAATATTAAACTTGCTACAAACCTTTCAAATGCGAATGCTGGTACAGCAATCAACTTGACAGGTACAGGTAACAACGCACAAACACTTGAAGGTATCCAAGCAACTGCAACTGCAACTATCTCTGGTGGTAAAGTTACAGGCTACACACTTACTAACGTAGGTTCTGACTATCAATCTGCACCAGCTGTAACAGTTGCTGCTCCTACTGGTTCTGGAAGTTTAGACTTAACAGACTCAGCAGTATTGATTGTGGCAGATGATGAGATTGTTATCCCATCAGCAATGTACGCTGTAATTTCAACTGGTGAACCAGTTACATACGCACAAGGTAGTGGTGGTGCTCAGGCAAACCTTACTACAACAACTGTATATTACTTAATCAAATCTGGAACAGCAAATAAAATTAGTCTTGCAACTTCACATGCTAACGCATTAGCAGGAACTAAAATTAATCTAACTGCTGTTGCAACTGGTGGTACAGCACATACACTTACTGGTGCAACTGCTGTTGCTACTGCAACTCTTGGTTTAGGTAATGTTGCAAGTAACAATAGTACAGAAATCGCTCACGTAGGTTGGGTTAAGAAAACTGTAGGTACAGGTGGTCGTGCAGGTAGAGTACAATACGAAACTCTAGTTGCCGCTTCAAGTATCTCTGGTGACGGTGAAGATTTATCTACACCTGACAGTTAATAATTTAAATGTATAAGGGCGCTCAAAGTGCCCTTATATATACTATATGAACAAATTGATCTAGGCAAATACCTAGAGTAGCATTCCCGAAAGGGTTAACAGGAGAAAAAAATGGCAGACAAAAAAATAACGGCATTGACCGATTTAGGTGACTCGTTAGCATCAGCTGACTTGTTTCACGTAGTGGATGACCCAAGTGGTACTCCGATCAATAAAAAAATATCAGCAGAAAATGTGTTTAACAATATACCATCATGGTTAGGTTTATCACAAGCTTCACAAGCAATTACTGCTGACGCTTCATCACAGGTTTCAGATGTAACTTCAGCAATAACTGAAATTAACGCTACATCAGCAACTGGTGCTATATCATTAGCAGATGGCGCTGATGGGCAAATTAAGATTTTCATAAACGTATCAACTTCAGGTACAAATAACGTAGTAATTACACCAACTAACTTACGTGGTGGTTCTACTATTACTTTGAATGCTCAAGGTGAAACTGTTATATGTTTATTTAAAAATTCAAAATGGAATGTAATCGGCGGACATGGTTTCGCAGTTGCGTAATATATTAGGAGAATATTATGGGTGTAAGTACACAAGACTTAATGAAAGAGAGATATGCTCTCAATAAATCATTTACTGATTTGAAAACGAAGATTGAAACGGTTGAGAAAGAAGTAGCAGGTATGCGTAATAATTTAAACGCTATCAATGGTGCTATGCAAATTGTTGATAAGATGATTGCTAAGGACGAGAACTTTGATAAAGCTACTGGACAACTAAATGTACCTGAAAAAGAAGGTACACATAGTAAAGAGAAGATTGATAAAGAGAGTGTTCATGCTAGACAAATGGCGCTAGATATTGAAAACAATCCAAGATTATTAGACATTGCTAAAAAAGAATTGTTAAAAGAGGGCAACAAATGAAAGAAGATAGGGATGGTTTTTTAGAAAACCTTGCTGACAATACACCAAATGAAGCTCAATTTGATAAATTAAAAGAAAGTGATGTAAAAGAAGTAGAAGAAGACCTTTTAGGAGGTAAATCTTTTAAGAAGTTAAAAGATCAAGTTAAACGAGGAGAAAAATGAAAACATTTAAACAACACATAAAAGAAGGCGGATCATATGGCGTTGGCACACCACACCAAACTTCAGTAGAAGATGGATCAATGGGTGCTCACAATATACATGAACCTGCAATCTTACAAAGAGTGAATGCTTTTGTTGGATCTATTGCTGATAAAGAGTATATACAGCCCGAGGCTGCTCTATCTCAATTAGAAACTAGATTAAAAACAATAGGTGTTCAGTTGAAAGACTCAATAACAATTAATGATAAAAAGGGAACTTTTGAAAGCGGATTAAGTTTTAATGGTGGTCGTTTCGGTAAAGATACTGACGGTAGTGATATAAATGATGATGGTATAACACATAAAGTTGGTAAAGAGTTAAAACTAAAAGGTAGATACGAAACATTAGAGAACGGCGCTGTTAAAGTTTATGCAGAGCTTGGCTAATGTTTGATAAGATAACAAAGAAAAACTGGTTATTTTACGCCATAAAAAACTACAATGTTCCTAATTTAGATAGTGAACAGGAGTTTTATGAAGATGTGAAAAGATTTAAGTATCTTAAACGTCTATTTCGTAAATATAGAACCACAGGTGAATTGAAAACTAGATTAGTTTTAAATCATATAATAGTATTAACAAATGTATTTGGTAATGAGGCAGCTGCGACTTTATTATTGTTTAAGATTGAAAGAGAATATTGGTCTGTATTAAAGACTTTCTTACAATTCTTAAAAATAACAGACGAGAATGAGTTGCCAAATGTAAAAGTAAACAAGACTTTGTTATCAAGTTTGGAGAAAATATAATGGGACGAGCAATAGATTTATTAATTACATATAGAGTTATTAAAATGTTAGTAACTCCTTTTGAAAAACAACCTGCTTATGCGTTAGGTATCATTGATAAGAATGGTAAGGTTTTGAAAAAAGCAAAGACGTTGAAGACTGGTAAAGAAAGAGAAGCATATACTTTACTACACAGATTTGTTTTTAATTTAAAAAGACTTATCAATATTATACCAGGTGGTAAATCTAAACTAGGCACATATGCTGCTGCTCTAGGTTTGTTATTAAAAGAGAGTAAAGATATTAACATGGTTGAGTTAGAGAAAGATTTATATAAACATCTTTCAGAAAACAACTTAATCAAACTAGATGATGACTTAAAAGAATCTGTAGGGTTTGACTTTTTAGAAGAAGGTAGATATATTATAACAGATCAACTTGAAGATTTAAATGGCAATACAACTGCTGAAGTAGGCGATATAGTCTATACCACAGAAAATCAAAAGCCATTTGATAATTACTTTGGTGTTAACTTGTATCACGTTATCAATGAAGATACAAAAGAACAAGTTATGGTATCTGAAGATAATATAGAAAGGATAAAACTATGATAAGTTTTAAACAATTAAGAGAAAAATGCTGGGCAGGATATCACTCCGTTGGTATGAAAAAGAAAAACGGCAAGATGGTTCCTAATTGTGTGCCTAAAGAAAGTGTTTCTTCAGATGATGATTACAGAGCAAAGAAGAAAGCACTACAAGATATTCAAAACGATCCTAAAACAATGGCTGTAGTAGGTAGAGAGAAATGGCTTAAAAGAAAAGATAAGTTAGATAAAGATTACCAAAATTTTAAAAACAAAGATAAACTAGCAGCTTCTTATGATAAAGCAATAGATCAACCAATAGAAGAAGACGCACCTGCAAATGCAGTAGGTGATGGTTCAGCAGTGGCAATGCCACCTGCACATGAACCTGGTGTACATGTAAAGAAAAAGAAAAAATCTATTATAGGTTTATTAAAAAGAGAAGATTACGATAGAGTAGAAGTAGAAAACTTAATAAACAAGATTGAATCTAACCAAGAGATAGAAGACAATCAAATCAAACCTATCACAAACAATATCAAAATGAAAAAAGACAAAGGCACTTATACTGAACAATTTGGTATGAGAGCGTTTAGATATGTTGTAGATAATCAAATTACAACAACAGTATCGGAAGAATTTAGAAACGAAGTTGCCTCATCTTTATTGGCAAAATATGAGTAAATCTTTTAAACAATTAAGAGAGTATATGAGAGGGTACGCTATAGGACCTGTTGATACATTAAAACCTATGTCATCACTAGGTGGTGCTCAATTTTCTCCAGATAGAAGATATACTGCAACAATGCCTCAATTAACAGCAACAGCAAAAGGACCAGGATTAGGAACAATCAAACCTATGGTTACTGCTGACACTAAAAGAATTCCTAGAAAATCAGGTCAGAAAGCAAAGTCTGATAAACATAGTGATTTATATACAGACGAAGACCCTAAAGGTACAATACATGGTCTAGGTTTTACTGATAAGAAAAAAGCAAAACAATCAGTAAGTAAGATAAGAGGATCAAGTAGAACTCACGCTCATAAAATGCAGGCTGCAATTGCAATGTCACAAAGAGCTAAAGTTGCAAGTCAAAGAGCAAAAGATCCTGAAAAGAAAAAAGACTTGGGACAGGCACATACAGTCTATCAAAAGTATATAAACAAAAATAAAAAGAGTAAGGACTAATATGGAACTATTAATCACACTAGCAATGAAATTTTGGCAATGGTCAATTTTAATTGCTGTAGTAATAATAACATCTCTAATTAATTTATTAGACAAGAAAAAATCAAGTAATTTAAAATTTAGTTATAAAGAAATGCCTGAACTAAAACCTATTGCAATCCCAACAAAGGGTAAAGGGTTTTGGAAAGGTTTAGCAATGTGGTTACTTTCAACTAGAAATTGGCAGATAACAAAAGACTGGCACTATAGTATTGATGGTACTGATTATGTAATACCAGCAGGTTTTACATTTGATGGTGCAAGTATACCTAAATTTTTAAGAACCTTTTTCTCACCAGTTGGCGTATTACTAATTGGTGGTCTTGTACATGATTATATGTACAAGTACGCTGCTTGCAATCCAAGCACGGAAGGCGCACCTTTAATGTTAGTAGATCAAAAGAGAGCAGATCAAATCTTTAGAGATATTAATATTGAAGTAAATGGTTTCTATTCAATGAACTATCTATCATACTGGTCATTAAGAATCGGTGGCTTTGTTGCATGGAATGGTCATAGAAAAAGAAACGCTAAGATCAAATAATAAGGAGAAATCTTATGTTAAAATGGTTAAAAGACAGATGTTCAGAAATGTCATCTTGGTCAGGTGCAAGTTTAATCGCACTTGGTGTATTAATTATATTAGGAGGACCGTTCGTCAAGTTAGCTGCATGGGCAGCTATTGCTTGGGGTGCATGGTCTATTTGGCACAAAGATAGTTAATCATGTTAGGAATTAGATTATTTTTTATTGGAATCCTTGCTAGCGCCGTTATCGGCGCTGGCATTTACGTGATGAAGTTAAGATCAGATAATGCTATATTAAAAGCAAATCAAATCAAATTAGAGTCAGCAGTCGCTGATCAACAAGAACTAATCACTAGTCAGAAAAAAGATTTTGAAGAAATACTAGG